AAAAAAGCCCGCATAAGCGGGCTTACCGATATAAAGACAAATAAACTAAATTCAATTCCTTCAATTATTTTTCTTTAAAATTTTGCGATTTTTCAATGTTTAAAAATCAAACCTTTAAAATTTTGCGATTTTTACACATCACCGAGGGGTATAAATATATGGGTAAGCCCGAGATCGTCGCTTATAAGCCATTTATGAGCGTCTGAGAGGCATTTATTTCAAATTTTTTTAAATAAAGAACCCTGGCAACCACATTGGATCACCAGGGTTATAGGAGAATTATATGATACAATTACAACTTAATCAATCCCGCATCTACTTGCTTAAGTATTACCCAGCAGTGTTTTCGAAAAGAGAAAAAACTATCCTTAATCTTATATCTCTCTACACAATAACGATATACAAGATTTCGTGGAATATTCTCCTGCATCGATTTCTTATACAACTTATAAACTTCCACAGGATATCTTAATTGCGATCTTAACCTAAGTCGTTCTTGTTCTTTTAAATATTCTTCAAAGTTTATTATCGGATCTTTCTTCTTCTTCCCCATTGTTGAACCTGTATCGTTTCAACATCTTCCTGAATTATGTTAAAGACTTTTTGTCTGACATATATTGGCACTTCCGATCCTTCTCGTATCACTATCCCGCCAATCTGTGGAGTTGATGTTCTACCAAGTATTCCTCGATAAACAAACGGAGTTTTTAACTGCCATCCTGGCGTTACAACTGATATCGCATTAGTATTTGCACTCGGCAGAATTTCCTGTATAAACCTATGCCGATGTGATCTCACTACAATATCAGGCGATCTCCTTTTCCACCGACCACTTTCATTGTATGCTTCGATTAGTTCCTTATGAACCGCAGTCGATTCATATGCAGTCGAACTTGTTGTCGCAATATGATGTGTGAAGTTCGCTAATAATTTTCTTTCGCCGAACTCCAAATTCAACTCCCACCTTGCATAATTTCCTTTCTTCGATTTTACCGCTCCTAAATTCTTCGCAAGCTCTTCCTCATACTCCCCGGATTTACCAATATGCGCTTCTGTTCCTCGAATATGATAATATGCAATACACTTCGGATTACTAATTATAGGTTTCAATACCATCTCTGCAATTTTCAGTTGATCTGCAATATTTTGACTAATCTGCGTTTTACTCCCATGATGAACCCCATCAATTGCATCTCCGTTCATTACAAGCACAAATGGTTCGTTCCGTGTTACCTGCGGCACCCATTCCTTCCAGAATATATTCCACATTTCATATAACTTCAATTGCAATTTCGAAGCATGATAAGTTCCACCTTCATCCAGATGAACCACAGGCGGACACAATGCAAGTTGACATCCAAAGTGTGTATCACTTATTACAACAATATTCTTGATGTATTTTGTCTTCATTTAATCTTAATCCCAATTGTTAACGATGGACCCTGAAATATTCTCCGTGCAATAGGATCATAACCCGCACTCCATCCAAACATCACTCCGAAATTATCCGTCCATCTTTGCTTTGATGTAGAAATATATTTCTTGTAATTAATATCTAATTGAAACTGATTAATCGGCGGAAAGTAATAATTTATTCTCAGATCAAGCGTATCTTTCTCATTCAGCAGTGTCACACTTGTATCCGCTTTTGCGACTAATTGCGGCTTATCCAGATATATCGTATCTCTATCCCGTATTATAACTCTTAATGTATCAATTTTCGGATAACTTCTAATTATCCGCTCAATAACTTTTAATGTATCTATCTGTTTAACTTCTTTAATTATTTCCTTGTAAATTACCTGTTGCTTATTTTTTCCGTAACGATATCCCGCATAATACGATCCAACTACTCCAAGCACGAACAATCCGAGCAATAGATATATTATTCTACTTTCCTTCATTCATACTCTCCTGTTAAAAAAATCTTCCTTTCCTTTCTTCTCCTTCTTTGAAGCCCACTTAAAACTTGCCCACCTGCATAAACATACAATAGAAACGCATCAGCTGCCTTATTATACTCCTTCCGAACTAAATGCTTATATATAGAAGATCGAACAAATGCACCAACTCCAATATTATAACATAACGACACAATAGCATCGTATTGATTTTGTGATAGCTTAATATCATTGAGATGTGGTTTTAATTGCTTTTCAAACGATGCTAAATCTCTCTCAAATAATTCATCGGCTTCTTCCTTGGTGATAACTTGCCCGGGCTTAACATTCAAAGTGTGTCCATATCCAATCGTCCAGATACCCTTACTATCTTTATACGCTTTTAAGCGCAAGCCCTCAAATCGCTTAATTACTTCTTTTATCTTATCCGATGCTTGCATAATTACTTAAAGAAAATATTAATAAGAAGATTAAGAATTAACAGCAATGTTAGTATTACAGATATTACTTTTGATAACTTAGTAGCCAAAAACTTAAATTGTAACTTATCGTATATCATTTGGAAGAATTCATCACGCACATACTTAATCACGCGGCCATTACCATTTTTAATCACAACTTCCTCCATCTTTCCAACTTGATTACTTATTTTATCCAGGTTATTTTTAATTTCATCTATGCTATTATTAAGCACCTCAATCTGCTGCAATTGTTCTAATCGCAACTGATCAATCGTTTTCTGTATTATCTGGTAATGATCTTGAATTGTCATTCTCTTCATTAGCTGAGATTTCTTCTTCGCCATTAGTAGTCTCCACGACTAATTTTCTTTCACCGCAATGTATACATACCCAATAAGTATTAATTCTATTTTTGAACCACCTATCTTCGATCTGAAGTTTGACAAAATTCCTCTCTGTTTTACAATTTGAACAAAACATCCCTTGTATTCTTACCATTGGCTTATATGTAATTTCATCTACAAGATCAAATTCACCAATAAAATTATAACCGATTGCTTTCAGCGCTCGTGTTATTAATTGCAATACATCGTAATATGTTAAATCCTGTCCCGCCTCTTCTACTTCAGCTCGATAATCGCCGTTATTTATTATGATCTTCATAACATCACAATCCAAACGATTACACCTGACACTAACAATAACAATAACTTATTAATCGGTGTTGCATATTTTTCCATTGCACTTAGATTATGATGCGGAGATTGATACCAGAAGCTTCTGCCCCTAAGTAAATTCAAAATCCCATCATAACTTATCCACCAGATTACAGATAACGGAAGAAGTATGACCAAATTCTTATTAATTCCAATCAATGCATAAGATAAGACTAATATTACAATTACCCATCTAAACCATTGAACCGAATGCCACTTCTTTGACCATCTTGCTTGCAACGAACTATTATCATACTTCCACATCTCCCTGAGCCAATTCTCGTAAGCATTAAGAAATAAGTATAGCACAAAGAATATTATGAATATTATCATTTATTCTCTTCCTTCTTCTTATCGAAGAGAAGTGAAAGCAATGCACCCAGAACAAATACCAGAACACCACCAACGAATTCTTCGTATTTACCAGTGTCCCAGCCAAGATAAACCAACACCGAGCCGACAAACTTCAATGTCCACCTTACAAGATATGTTTTTGCAAAAGGAACGAATTTTTCAAAAACGAATTGTTTAATAAAGTCTTTCATTGCTCATTCTCCTCTGTATAGTTAATTAATTGTGTTTTCTTAACTACCGCCGAAGTATATTCTGGAACAAACACTTCTTCATCGTTTTCATTTACATCAACATAGCCTAAATCTGCATTCACATATTCTTCATCAATTACAAAATTAACCTTAGCATATTCGCAACCTTCCAAAGTTTCTGTTAGCTTATAAACATTTTCCATTTTATCCTCCTTAATAAACTTTTTCATAAATTAAAGTTATATCAATATTGCTATATCCAGCTTTAACATATATATTTCTTGTCATAGTTGTGAAACTATTAACATCAATTACTTTAGTTTCGCCATTGTTAATACTTATTCCATTAAGTAATTCATTTGCATTTGTAGTAGTGCCTAAATATATCGTATTAGTTCCAGCATAATTATTCTTAACAATTACTTGCTTTAAGTTATGATTTGCTTTCTGAGTGTTAACTAACTGCACAGTCGTTGATGATATGCCTGACTTGTAATCTCTATATCCTGCTAAAGCAATAGGATTACCGCTTGTAATTCCGTGTAAACCGTTTTGTGTTTCTATCCAACCCATAGCACCAGCATTTTCAGGTCTATATTCAGCTACACAGCCTATTTGTCTTAAACTACTACCCTTAGTCCAATCAGATGGAGTAGTTCCAGTAGCTACAAAAATAACCCCACTTGCATTCGAACTCGCACCTACATTTGTAAAATCATCTCCAGATACATAATTATCAATTCTATATGTTTTACCAAATTGTAATGTCCCACTTGTTAAAACAGTTTGGCTTGCCCCTCTTAATTCATAAGGTAGTTCTGCAAGTTCTGGATAACCATTATTGTATAATGTGTTAATTTCAGATTGCGTAAGAGCTTTGTTATAAACTCTTGCAAGGTAAACTCTACTTCTTACTTGTTCAGGACTAAAAAGATAATTAAAAGCTAAAGGACCATTTGAATTAAAATCATAACTATTAAGTGATGTAATATCTAAATTTGCAATTTCTCTTGCATTTAGATATAAAATAGCTCTCGCAGTTGTTCTGTTATAAACGCCAACAATGTGTAATTTTTGATTGAAATTAAATATAGATGCCGCTGATAATCCGTATAAATAAATATTATTACCTCTAAATACTATAAAAAACCTTCTCTCTGGAACTACATAAAATCCCCACCAGTTTAGATAACCATCTTTACTTCCTGTTTTTACCATTAGCCAAGTAGCTGAACCCATTATTTCGTTAATTTCTCCATACCATTCAAAACTTAAATCTCCTAACCTTGCTTCTAAATTATCATTATCAGCAACGGTTATATAATCATCTACACCATCAAATATATATCCACCTTTGTTTAACGAACCGTTATTTGGTAGAACCAATCCGCTGTCAAATTGAACTGGTCTTGTAAATCTTGATGTTCCACCAACATAGAAATCATAATTCGTAGTAGTATCACCCGCAGTCGCTCGCCAATAGAATTTATCTCCAATTGTAGATTGATAAATTTTATTAAATCCTCTCGTAAACCCACCACCAGTTGGTAAAGACTGCGGAATTGGATACCAGTTAGTTAAATCATTTGACCATTGCAATTGATTATTGAAAAATCTAAAACCTGAGTTACCCAGATATAAGTTAGATCCGATTTTTACTTTACTATAGGTTGAGAAAATACTATCAACTCCACCTGCCCGAAATTGATTACTCGTCACAATCGGAAATTGTGCAAGCAGTGTTACACTAAATAATAAGAATATTACAATTATCCTTTTCATCTTATCCTCCATTAATAAAATATTTTAATGTATCTCTTCACATTACCATTAGACTGCAGATATATATAATAATTCGGCGCACTTGAGATAAAATATTCACCTCTACCTGCTGTTAATATACATTTATCCTGAGCAGTTGGAGTTCCACCCACCTGCCAGACATATAGTGTATCACCCGCATTCCCTTGATTTTCTACATAGAAACTCCAATACGGAATTCCAAATGTGACCGTATCAACTATTGTCCCCGTTGTGCCATAACTTACTTTCCATCTTTGCTGCGCCTCTCCAATAGAAGTTGCAAATAATAATATGACTATTACAAGAATTAATCTTTTCATATGACTTTCTCCTTCATCTTGATTTTTATCTTGTTAAACATTAATTCTTTTTTTACCACAATAAATTTTTTCCCCGTGATCGGATTTCCATAAATATCTTGTATTAAGTTACTATCAAGTAGTATCGTATCACCCAACTTTATCCTCTCGCTATCTTTCATTTCCAACTCACAATTAACCACTAACAACGGATTACGAAATCTATTCATCAATATAGCTGCAAGATTATTAACATAATCCTCTGCTGTTTTGCCATTAACATCACAATCAGGTGATATAAATGCAGTATAATAATACTTAGTCTTGTTATCATTATATTCATTCGAACTTTCCGCACTTGCATCTATTGCCATATTCATTCGCCCATACGAGCTGCTGTCATCCAGACTTTCATCCAGCTTAATTCTATCCCAATATATTCCTACTCTCGTATACCATCCTTCATCATCATATTCATAATTAAAACTTCCATTTATAATATCATCATCCGTGATCCTTTCATTTCCATCTTCCGAATATTTTTTAATTGTGATCTTTCCTTCTTCATTAATATATAACATACAATCAAGCATGTTCGCAGCATCAAAAACAATATCACTTAACTTGCTTTCTTTGATTATAGGCTTCAGACTAAAATTAATATCACTCCAACTCGTTGCATAATTGTTAAACTTCGTAACATCTAAGTAATTATTATCTATCCACGATTGAAGCATTCCCTTTAACATATTAAATGGATTAGCAGGAGCGTAATTAAACATAATCTTCACAACCAAATCTTCATTATGTCCTTTCATTTCCGTGTTAAATTGCCCACGTTTGATATTGCTCAATATATTCCCACTCTTACTTGAATAATAAATTATTTCATCTTCTACCATTATATAACCCGAAGAACCCAATAAACTCGCATCGCTAACTTCCAGATTAAATATTCCATTATAAGGAACCCAATTACTCAATTCACTCCCGGGTGAATTCTGCAAGTAATAATATCTCTCTGCGTATTCTGGCATTACACCTTCATACCACGGATCATTTGTCGTTCCTACATATATCTGTGTGCTTGTTGTTGTAATATAATACTTCATCTCAGTGCTATAAGGCTCATTCGATCCATATACCCGCCAATATGAAATCCCTGTATAACTATTCCAGCTTAAATGTATCGCATTATCACCTAAATTATTATCCACCAACACTTCTATAAGATTTGTTTTGACTTTTGGTCTATTGTAACTATCATAACCCACAACATAATACGCATATGTCCCCGTCAATAATATTCCACCTGTTATCTCAACCGCACTCCCCTGACCTGTTATCGAAATGTAATCTCTTCGCAATGCATATACATCTATCCATGTTCCCGTATTAACCATATCCTGATCTGAATAACATATGTATATCGCTTTTAATTTATCTTTTGTCTTAATACTTGTCGCAATCGGATACTTAACCTTACTCAAAGCCGTTAACATATCTTCAGCTTCAAGTGTTACTTTGCTTTCATTTATTGTAATACTCGTTAACTTACCTGCCCATATTAACTTATACTCACTTTCATCCAGAGTATTAAATCCTTCATATATCTCTATTATTCTACTCTTATAATTTTTATTTCTCTCGATAAATTTTTTCCAGTAATTTCCCGGAACATCTAAAATATTAGCATATCCTCTGTTGACTAAATACGGATCAATTCCAATATCATAATCTCTTTCATCTACCATCGTCACTTTAACTCTCCCGACCGATGTATCGTCATCTTTTATCTCTTGCGCATAAAAAGATACTTCCTCTACATAAGGCCTTGCATCAATGATCTTTGTATCAATTCCTTTAGTAACATATTTATAAACTTTTGTAGTTCTATTATAATTCGCTTTATCTTTACAGGTTGGAAATGTGTTAAAACATGGAGTGCCTGTTGCCGTGCAGGGAGAAATTCCAAATGTATTGCCGCAATAATCCAGCTTTAACTTCACCAGATATATCTTAGCCCGAACTATTGTATTTAACTCAGAATTATAACTCATCTCTCTCCCTCTATCTCAAGATCAATACTATCAATATAATTCCTGATTGTCCGCGGCAAATTGTAATTACTTACCAATCTTCCATATATAACTGCATCTGGTTCGTTATCAAGATCATAAGCATAAAAGAATGGCTTGCCTAATTTCCCGTGTGTTTCCCAAAACAAATCAAATTTTGATTTCCACGAATTCGAAACATTACTTAATCTTAGACTTGTCTTAACACGGCTATACTTATAATTAACACCAATTAACTTTCCATTAACATTAAAACTTTCATCTCTTTCAACTTCCTCCTGTATCGGAGAATATGGCGCATCTGGATATTCCGGCATTTCCAGATACTCGGCTAAGAATATTACTCCTATATAAGGAACTTCGCTGTTATTAGTTACCCTTATCTTAACACTACTTGCCTCCACTCGATTAAACACAAATAACTTCGCTTTATTATCGCTTATCGACCGATTGATTATAGTCTCGCTTGTATCTTCATTAATCAATTCCAAATTTTTAATATTATGTCCTGCAAACCCAATTGCAGAAATAAATATAGATGAACCCCAGCTTACATAAATGACTTTGGTTCCTGTTGTCTGTGCCTTCCACTTAGTATAAGTCCTATAATCTAAGATATTTGTAATCGGATAACCGCTTGAACTCTCGTTCGCACTTAATGATGCTGCATTTAATAAATGATTATAATATAATATTACAGGCTTCATACTCTATCATTCATCGCTTTTCTTATACTCGGAATTATCTCTCTCGCAAATCGATCTCCATCCACCACATTCCCATATATATGCACATTCACCACTTGCTTTGGTTCCCCACTTGGTGCACTCATTCTTGGTATCTCTACATTTGGAGTTGCAGGTCTTGTCATTCCAACATTTCCACCACCCGGACGCATACTACTTATTGCAGCAACCTGTGTCATTCCAAACGCTGTCGCAGCAATAGCTGCAGCTGTTGCCAGTGCTGGACCTATTATTGGAATTCCTACAAGACTTTCATACGCTTTTACCGCAGCTGAATAAGTTGAAATTATTGTCTCCGCAATTTTATATGCCTTAAAAATGTTAAAGCCCAATTCCCCCTGTTCCTTGACAAATGCCATTATCCCATCAATGCTGTCACCCAGAATTCTAAACCCTTCCTGATGTTCTTCCATCGTCATCGCAGCAAGAAATATCTCGTAATTACTTAGTCCTTCCAACATATTCTGTCGCTGAACTACATACTGCTGCAGCTGGAACAGACTTTCTTCATTTACTCTTCTTTCTATTTGTAATCTCTCATACTGATAACTTTCATAATTAACTTTCTCTTTATCTAGAAAAATCAAAGTTAACTTCTCATTAAATAGCTTATCAGCCCTTGCTTTACCAAATTTTTCAACCCATTGCTCATAATCCACATACAACTTCATCAATTCTTTACTTAATTCTGCAATGCCACGATTATCAATCCTCCTTGATTCTATTTCTTCCTTCATCCTTGTAAGCAATGAATTATATTGCTGATTAATCTGCTCGATCTTCTTTAATTCATCCTGCCTCTCCTTGTTAGTATTCCTTATTACTTCTTCAAGCTTTCTCCTATTCTCTAATTCAATTCTTTGTTGCGCCGCAAATACATTATACTCTGCCTGAAATCTAATTAATGCCTCCGTGTCCTGTGTAATTACATAAGCTAATAACATCCCGGGATTTTCAAGCGCATAACCTAATATATTCAATGTATCTACAAGCGGTAGCAAAGCTTTTTCTCTAAATGCCTCCAAAGTCAGCGTTAATCTTTCCATCGTATCATTAAACATTTCAGCTTTCATCGCTGTCTCGGTAGATATTTCCAATCCCATCTTTCTCGCCGATGCAATATATTCTTCCAGACCTTCCTTTCCCTGATTAAGCAAAGGTATCATCTTCATCCCATTCCGACCAAACATCTCCACCGCAAGCGCTGTCTTCTCCGCACTATCTTTTGTCTTTGCAAACCTGTCTGCAACTTCTAATAACGATTGTTCTAAATTATTCGTATTTCCTTTTGTTTTTACAAGATAATCTGCAAAATTCTTTAGTGACATCTCAAATTCTTCCAGTGTTACATCACTTAGTTTCAAAGCAAGTCTCATCGAACTCAGAAATTCTACACTCATTCCTACTCTTTGCGACATTTTATTAAACTGATCCGCAGTATCTAATGTCGCAGCTATCATTCTACCTAATCCATATACTACTCCACTTATTGCTCCAACCGTCCCAATGGCCAGAAGATTATTGAACGAAGACAATATCCCCATCGGTCCAGCTTTTAACGCCTCTAATCCCTGTAGTCCTGTCTTGACTTCATTAATCGCCTTCTTTGCCGACTGCGCATCACCAACTATCTTAATCTCAACCTTGTTGTCCTGTGCCATACTTATACTCTTCCATTGCTATTTTCATCTCTGCCAGTAACAACCACTCGTCCATCGTTAAATCGTCCAATTGAAACTGAACTCCTGCAAGCTGCAATAGATATAACCGATATATATGATTGAATACATAATCTGGTTCGTATGTCTTCTTTACCAGAAAACATTCCCGACATAATTCCTTTAATCTCTCTTCGTTTCCTCCAACATTCGCTAAACATTTCTTTCTCCGCTGTTCATTGCATCCATCCTGCAGCTTCTTTAATTGCTCCCGAAAGGGAGATACTTCACCTCAATCGGCTTGATCTCAAATATTTTAAATCCAATCGCAAGCACTATATCCGGATAATAATCTTTAAGTAATTCCTTCCAGCCCGAATAATAATTCTCTTTCGTATCATCACAAGAAATAATTTTACCATCGACAGCAAACGCACCCTCTTCAAATCCTTCAACAAGATTTAAGATTATTTCATACAATTCATTCTGCAATTTCTCAAGCTCACTATTATCAATCTCTTTATTACTCAATAATTTAAATTGCTTACTTTCAAACTTAATCCTATCCGAATTCTTCGGTGCCTTAACATAGAATATTATTTTTGTATCACCATATTTGACTTCTAACTTACTCCGATCAGGCTTCTTTAATTCTATCATATCATTCCTCAATCAAATACAAATTGTATTTCATCATTGCCATTACTTGGATTTGCTCTAAAAGATAAATCGTAATACAATAAATTATCTTCTTCCGCATACTTTGGAATATCTAACGCACATTTCGCCATTGTAATATTGCATCTATTCCCACTTGAACTTCCTACTCTAAATAAAATATCTACTTCAGTCTGGTTCTCCCATTTCTGAAAAAGATTTTCAGTTGCAAGCGAGATCACTTCAAACTTAATATTGCCTTTAACACCCCTTTGCGAGATAAAATACCTATCAATCCCTGTCGTTGCATTAATATTCTTTCTTGCACTGATCTGATTTCCTATATCTACATTAATATCTGTTATAGCATAAGCCATCGACCCGAATTCTGCATTAGCACCTCTAAATATTATCGGTGACACACTCGAATAACTGAAACTCGGAAATGTTGTGTCCGAAAATTTCTGATAACCACCATATAACCCGGTAAACTCAAAACTCAACATCGCAATTTCATTTAATTTCAAATTCGTCTTTACATTTCCAACACATCCGTGAACCTTATGCAAAATTCCATCCTTGTAAACATACAATGTTACACTCTCCCCACTCTGAGATGAATTAGGTGTATATGTAACATTACTCGATATAACTTCTGTGAAATTACATGCTCGCAATAGCCTTCCAATCATTGGCGCCGTTGTCGGTGATCCACTTCCTCGCAATTCAACATCGAAGCTTACTTTTACACCTTCACCAACTGCAATTTGCTTCTTATTACCATAAGACGGATATACAATATTTCGCTCCAGAGCCTTACCAATAATCTCCACCGATGGATTAGACGCAATTAATGCATCCGTTGTCGGCGATGGTGTCGGATCAACTCCGTATATCGTTTCTAACTTTGCAAGTAACAAAAATCTACTCGCTATCATTTTCGCTCTTCTCCTTCTTATCTAATTTTTCATCATTTGGATTTGGAACTAAATTCCCATTCTCATCAATAACATAACTTCCGGGTGGAATGTCACTGAATTCAATTTTGATTTCTATGCGCTCCTCGTTCATTGATCACTCCATGTTTGTGTTTCAAATAATACTTCCAGTTCTATCGTTCCCGTGCAAACCTTATCTTCATTTTGTTCAACAACAATACTATCTCGCACTACCTGTATCATTAATGCATTACCATTAATCGTATCATCCTTACCAATACACTGATATACATCTTGCATCGCTTCCCTGCATTCTTTAACACAGCTGTCCCCATATGTTGTTACACTAATTACAAGATTTAATCTCCACCTTGTCTTATCATATGGTCCAACCGATGCAGTTGAAATATTCTCCGCAGAAAGATCTCTTATAATTATCGCAGGTAATTCATATGAACCAAGCTGTGTTACAACCCACTCAAGAACATTATTGCCAATGTCGGTTCTATAATAATTCGACTTCCGAATTTCTTTTAACCGATCTTTAAGCAATTTTACAATCTGAATTCTCTTCCCTGGAACACTCATACATCATCCCATTCATTCTTCGAAACAACCAAGGTTGTAACACCGCTATGGTCATGTCTAACATTAATTACTTTATAAACCGAACCATTAATTATAAACAACGAGCCGCGTCTCACATCCGGTATATCCGCAGTTTTGCAAAACAACACTGGATAATATCCTTCCACCTGAACATCTCCAACACTTACATCACGATATTCGTTGTCATATATAGCTTTAATCGTAACATTCTCACCATTTTGCTTCTGATAAGTTACATTAATTGCAAAATCATTCAGGTCGAAGAATGCATCCAGATTTTCTTTCATTTCCCCTTACCTTCTTGAGCTTGTCCCTTCTTCTCTTCTTTCTTTTCCTCAACATATTCCACTGCACTGCCTTCCTTGATCAATAATTTCGCTTCGAAATCGCTTACATCTACAACTTCACCTTTGAAGTGCGGCTTTTGATTTACAACTATATCCTGAACTAATTTTATTTTCATCTTTTACTCCATCTTTTAATTAAACATAAGGAGGCTCATCGCCTCCATTAACCTTTCATTCAATTATGAAAGATCAGTCGCAACAGAAAATGCCCTCGGATATCTTACTGCAACATCCGCAAGTTGACTTACAACAACTCTGATTAAATTATATGTTGACTGAGTGTATGGATCAATTGTCAGTTCAACACCACCCCACAATGCAAGTATAACTTGCGTGAAATCGCCAAAGATTAATTCAGCATCACCGACTTGAGCAGTCGCATAAAATGGATAACCTGCCAATGTATTATCATCACTAATGATATATTCCGGATATCCTGAAGCTTTTGCTCTTCCTTTCAGTGTCTCCCAACCAACTGGAGATCCAACCCAAGCGCAATTATCACTCAACGCGTTTGCAGCCATAACTTTTCGTATGAATTCCAATGCCTTAGCATAAGTTAAACTTGCAGCAGTGACACTATTCACACCAGTCGTGTTAGTAATTCCTGTTGGTTCGTTTGTTCCAGCACCTTTCAATATCGCCTTATCTAATCCTAATGCAGCAAGTTGTGTAAGATCGTTCATTACAATCTGATCAACCGATGGCGAAGACTGATATAATAATCTCTTTGAATAATCAACATAAGTTCCACCTTCTTTAGGCTTTAATACAATCTGTGCTGTTGTCGGAGTAGATTCAGAAAACGATCCGCTTTCGGGTTTCCAACCCCAGGTTGATCCAGTTGCAAGTTTTGGAATGTAAACATCACCTTCCAATCCTGTTAACATTCTAACACCAAGCTGATATGTAACCATTTTATTCCTTAGAACATCTATGAACTCATTTCCAGCAAATTGAACTGCTTTCAATTCTGCACCGGTTCCAGTTCCTCCAACTGTCAAATCTCGTCGTAATACTTCATGCGGAACAATTAACGAATTCGCATCTACCGGTCTATTGTATTTCACAGCAAGTTCTTCCGATATTTCGCGCTCAAACGAATTCTTTCCCTCAATCACACTGATTATACCTCGAACAAGCGAATATTCTTCTTTCTCCTTCTTGCTAAGTCCAAGCTCATCTGTAACAACAGGCTTCGAATTCGTAATATGATCTAAAACATAATCACGAAATGCTTCAACTGAAACATTCTCGTTCTTAACAGCCCATTTATAAGGCACATTAAACTTTTTGCCGAGCGCTTCAATCTCAGCAGCACGTTTTTGATTGTCGAACTTTGGTTCGTCTTTTACTTGAATGTCTTTTGGTAACATAGTGCTATCACCTTCCTCTATTTTGTTATTAGTTACTCCACTTATATTTAAATCAGTTGTTCGCTTGTAGCCTACATTCGGATCAGCAGGTATTGAAACTAAACTTACCTCATACGGCGTCCAGCGCGTAACTCGGTAAGTAGACGGACCATTCTTCTCTTCGCTTTCCAGGCGAATTTCATCTATTACATATCCAATTGACACATTTCGAAGGATGCCATCCAGAACATCCCGTTTTTTCTCCTGTGCCAATTCTGACTTTGAAAATCGCACGCGTCCTCTTAGTTTCTTCTCCTGCACATCCAGATAAGCTTCTTCTACAATCCCAATGACCTTATCAGGATCGTGATTGAACAACACATTAATTGCCTTCTTGTTAAATCTCTCTAAGTTTACTGCACTTTCAGAGTGATCAAGTATTTCAATATATCCCCATCTTTCTACAGGCGTTTCACTCGAAAAAGAAAAATCCACCAACTCCTGATCATCTTCACTTGCTCTTACTTGATCAACCAGAATTAAGCGTTCATACTCTTTGCCAATTTCTGGCTTTTGCAATACTTTGATTTTATCGGTTTTCATTTTCTAATTCCTTAATTAATTGTTTATAATTCCTTGACTTTCCATTGCTGCGATTATTTTCTTCTTGCAGCAATCCATAATCTTTAAGCAGCTGTTTTTCTTTTTGTAGTTGTTTTAAAGTATCCGCAAAATCTCGACCCCTATCCGCCATAACTTCGCTATATGTCTTCAAATTCTTCTCGATAGCAAGAATTTCTGCTTCTATGTCTTTGAGTGGATCCACCCAAGCCCATCTTCTTCCATAGAATATCGGCTTATTAAACTTATCAAACTTTCGCATCGGTAATGGATCGGCGTCATCACTCATCTTCAATACACCCATCGTTAGTGCCATCATCAACCATTTTTCAAACAATGGAATAAGCAGCTTTTCAATAAACATTGCTTGAATTGACTTATAGAATTCTCTTTCATCTAATAATCCCGCTCTTATACTTGAATAATTCACTCCTTCAAGATCATTGGCCAACGTGTTATAACTTACTCCAAGTCCTGATGCAATTCCTCTTAACGTTGATTTAACAAAATCACCATGCTGCGAACTTGGAAACTCTGGAGTAAATGGCACAAAATCACATCCTGGTGGTAACTGCTCGAAATGCCCTGGCGATATCTCGATCTCAAGATTTTCACTCTTTCCAATCAATTCCGGATGTGTCGACTTAAAGAAACCCATCTTACTTGCCGATATTTTCGCATTAATTACCGCAGCATTCTCATAATCTCCAAGCCATTTTAATCTATTCATACTTGAGGCGGTCCACGGCACCCCTCTTGTCTGGTTAGCTCTGTCCGGAAGGAATATGTGAATAATCTCGTCCGCACTTATTCTCTTATACTCGCCAGTGTAATTATATCCAATATTCATCTCTTTATCAATATCAACAACTTTAAACCAATAAGCTACCGGCTGTCTCCACTTATTGATTTCAACTCCCATCCGAACTATATTGCCATTCTTCAAAACTTCATTATAATTTTCATCCAGATAATCTGCCTCAATAACTTGCAACTCAATGCCATATTTATTCGATTTGTTAACAACAGTCCTAACAAACACTTCTCCATCAATTACAAGTTGCCTGCATAATGTCTCGCATAATCCCCTGAACGACTGCCTTCTTGTAACATCCGCATATTTTAATCCCCATTCATACCACGCGTTCTCAATAATTTCATTTGCAGCAACATCTGGATTTCCATTAATATCTCTCGCATCATTCTGCAATATGAACCCTTCTGGACCAACTACATTCTGCACAATTAATTGCACATACTTCTTCACATAATCGTTGTTGTAATATAATTCTCTTGATCTTTGTCTTAATGTCTTCAACTCATATCGCAGCTCACGATCAATCGCTCCATCACCAACATTATCCCAATCAAGCGTAAGTCTTGTTGTCTTTGCACCACTAAATAATCGTGTTCTCAACTTACGCCCAAAAAATAATCTTTTTATTGCATCAAATAACTTCATCTAAATTTGACCTTAATAATTCTTGGTGCTTTCCCCTTTTGCATATTCACCATATATTGAAAATAAGATCTCGCCTTAATCAACTCATCATAACTCAGTTTGGTAATCGATCTGCCATTAAAAGAATACCCAGAATAATCTTCCTGAGCTCTACCTTGCAATAATTCATTTATCGCATCCAATATCTTTTCCTCAATCGTCCTGTTATCCGTGTTACTTGTTACACTCGGAAATACTATCACCTCATCCAGAGGAACTACATAATTCTCCGAATAATCACCCTTATAAATATTATAATACGCTTTGTAATTACCCGGGGTTATAGTTTCAGTATTCGTAGCGGTAAGATTAAATTGAAATACATCATTGGTGAGGTCAGGAGTTGCGGTAAACGAATAAACATTTTGATTATACTTAATTACAAACTTGCAATTATAATTACTGCTCGGTTTGTAATCCTCAAAACTTTCTTGCCACGAATAAGTGGCTTGTTGATACATCTCAATTGGATAATTATAACTCATCATTTCACCTTTTTATTAAGAGCTCCACCAGGCGGAGGTAAAACACAATGGAGCTATCAACCAAATTTCTGATGCAATAGTAATATAATACTATTAGTATGTCAATACTTTTAAAGTATACTTTTAGTGCACTTCCCCATTTATTACTATTTTTA